TTGTCGAACAGCGCCCGTGAATGATGCAAGGCTGCGCGGAAGATCAGCAGCCGATTGAACCGGGCCGGGACCAGCCGAACCATCTTCCACCCATCGCCCTCGCGCTCCCAGAACGCCGTCCCGTCACCCTCGGCGGGTTCCGGGTTCATGTAGTAGATGCCCGTGAATCGCCCCATCCCCTCGTCTGAGTGGACATAATTTGGTTCCCGCTGCCCCAGCGGCGATCTCCGGAAAAACGACAGAACGGCAGCGCCACCCGTCTGCAACTCGGCCACGCGATCGACGTCGCGACGATGTGCAAAGGCTATGCCCCTGAACGTGTCGGGCCCGAATGTCAGGTTCCGAAAGGGTAGCCGCCGGACCTCCGACAGATACCCCATGGGATCCGGCAGCACGTCGTCGAGTATCCTGATCATCGGCCCAGCCACTTCGAGCGAATCACCGTCGGCGGACTGGCCGGCGATCGGCTCGCACCAGTCGCCGTATCGGCCCGCAGCGGGCGGGCGTCGAGGATCTCCGCTTCGGCGTTGAGACGCGCGCCCAGCGCGATCAGCCCTTGCAGGGCGGCGGCGGCATAGACCCGGCAGTCGAGGGCTTCGTTACGGTCGCCCGGCGCCTTGCGCCACTCCCGCACCGGCCTGCCCTTCACGTAGCGCGTTGCCAGCGATTCGGCGGTCAGCTGGCGGAACCAGTCGGCCGCGCGGCCCTTCGGGAAGTGGCAATAGCCCGCGCCCGGTTCCGTGCGCTTCAGGCGGGCGTACAGGGCCTCTTTGGCCGCGTCGACGCCGACGATGAAAACGGTGGAAGCCTGGCCCTTCTTGCGGGACGGCCGGCGCGGCCACACGGGCACGCCGG